GCCCACCCGGTGACGACGCCGTCGCCGGGGTCGTCGGTGACCGTGATCGTGTCGCCGGGCAGCAGCAGCAGGAGGTCCCGCTGGCCGCCGTCGGCGTCGGTCTTTGAGATGGACAGGACCCGGGGGCTGCCGCCGGTGCCGTTGACGGCGATCCGGCCGGTGCCGGGGTCCGCGATCGCGGTGCCGCCCCAGTCCCACGCGTACGCGTTGACCCCGCCAGATGGCCCGGGAATCCCCTGCTCGCCGCGCTCACCGACAGGCCCCTGAATTCCCTGCTCGCCGCGCTCACCCTGGGGTCCGGGTGGTCCGGGGACGGGGACGCTGGCGACATCGGGGGGCGCGTCGTACCAGGCCAGGTCCTCGATCTGCCACGGCCCGTCACCCTGCGGGGTGATGTAGTAGGCGGTCGACGGGCGGCTCGTGACGTGTTCCACGACCTCGTACGAGAGGGTGCCCTCGACCTGCAGGCCGGGGTCGTCGACGGCGACCAGGTCCACACTGAAGGACCCGGTCTCATCCAGCACGGCGGGGATCGGCCCCTCCGTGTAGATGTTCTGGTCGGTGTTGACGACGCGGGCGGTCAACCTGAACGTCACCGTCCCCGTCTCGGGGGTGCCGTCCGGGAGCAGGTAGGTGCCAGTCAAAGTGCCCATCAGACCGGGTCCCCGAGGAAGAACACGGTCTGTGAGAGGCTGCCGTCGTACACGTTGGGCGCCCCGTAGACGGTGGGCCGGGTGATCGGCTGCCCGGCGGTGCGCGTCTCCCGGCTGATGTACAGGCCGTCCCATTCGATCTGGGCGCCGTTGATGGTGATCCCGAGGTTGCTGCCGGCGCTGGTGCCCAGCCACACCTGCACCTGCGCGGTGTCGATCTTCGCGGCCATGACGGACAGGTACATGCCGTCGTACGGGGCGACGATGTTCCCGGCGGCCAGGGTGTACCCGCCGACCTGGGTGAGCCCGGTCAACGCTGGGCTGGTCGACCCGGCGGGGACGCTGGTGAGGGTCGCGGTTGCGGAGGCCCAGGCGCCGTGGCGGCGCAGCCCGGTCTCGGTGCCCTCGGCGAGGGCCTGCAGGTCGCGGGGCACGTCGGGGGTGGCCGTGGACAGTGGCCACGGCAGGTCATAGATCGGTGTGGTGGGCACGGTTCCTCCTAGTATTCGGCGGGTCCGATGTAGTCGCTGTTACGCATCGTCAGGCGCATCGGGTCGCCGTTGAACGGCAGCGTGACCCGGTCGATGATCGCCCGGCTGGTGGTGTTGTTGAGCAGGGTGACGGCGACCCGGTCGCCGGGCTGCAGCCACGGCCGGGGGATGCAGGTGAGTTCCAGGGATGCGACCCGGCCGGCGGCCCGGTCGGCCCACGCGGCTGCAGCAGCGTCGGCGGTCGCCTGGCTGCCGATGGGGCCCTGCCGCTTCTCGTAGTAGGTGGACGGGGGCAGGCCCACCAGCGGCCCGCTGGTGGCGTCCCACCGGCCCGTGAAGTCGTCGTAGGCGAGCAGCACCCGCGAGTAGGCCCGCTCGTAGGTGACGGTGTAGTCGATGATGTGCTCGGTGACGGTGAGGGTGTCCACGATGGGGCCGCTGGTGCCCGGCTCGGGCAGCAGGGTCACCGTGTTCGCGCCCGTGTAGACGGGGGTGAGGGCGGCGGCCTGCGCGGCGCGCATCATGCCCTGCCACGGGTCGGTCTGCCGCCAGTCCTCCGGTACCGGGGTCGCGGCACCTGCCCCGGTCGGGTCGGTGACGGTGTGTGTCGGGTAGGTGCGTTGCAGCAGGGTCTGGCAGGCGGTCAGGACGGTGGTGGGCGGGGTGACCGGCTCAGTCTCCGACAGTGTGTGTTTGCTGATGATGGCGGCGGGGTCCTGCAGCTTCACCCGGACCAGCGAGTCGGGGCGGGTGACGGTGGACACGACGACGGGCAGGCCCTCAGCCAGGGTGAGGACGTCGGGCCACGGGTCGACCTGCCAGGTGACCGTGGCGGTGGACCCGAACGGCTGGAACTCGGCGGCCACGCTGGTGGGGTTGCCGGTCAGTTGGGCGATGCTGGCCTGGGCGAGGGTGTGCGGCAGGCTCGTGCGGGTCAGTTCCAGGCTGCCCTCGGTGACCGGCCACGACCCCGACGGCCCGGTCACAGCGAACCGTGGCCGGTGGTGCCGGGTGACGGCGTCGATGAGCCGCGCCGGGGTGGGGATCACGGCAACGGACCGATCGTCAGGTCGGTATAGGTGCTGTAGGCGGCCAGGACTGCCGTGTAGTCGGCGTGCGCGGCGACCACTTCCTGGTAGTTCCACATCGGGTCGGGCGCCCACGCGGGCGGCAGGTCGGACACGGCCTGGTATTCGACCTCCAGCAGCCGCCGACCGGCGGGCAGGGACTCCGACAGCAGCGGGTCAGCCCAGGACAGGGGCAGCAGCTGCATGTCGTCGACGGCTTGCGGCCGGTCGGTGCGCAGCAGCAGCGGCGCCCCGGTGTCGAACAGTTCCAGCAGCCGCTGCCGCTGGTCGCGGTCCTGCAGCAGCAGCACCAGTTGCCCGGTGGCGTAGGTGGGCAGGGCGATGATGACGACCGGGTCGCGGCGGGACAGCACCTTGTGGGTGGTCGACCTGGCTTCCCACTGCAGCGGCGGCTGTTTGACGACGACAACCTGCTCGGCCTGGTTGCGGTCGGTGGCGTTGAGGATCGCGCCGTTGGCGGTGACGGTGACCGGCCCGGCGACCTCGGTGGTCGCCGAGTCGGTGGCCAGGTAGGTGGCGTCCAGGTTCAGCGGCGGGTGGTCACGCAGCGTGTCCCCGGTGCCCAGGGGTGTCTCGCTGCCGCCCACGACACGGGTCCACGACACAGTCCCGGACGGGTTGATGGCGGTGAGGATGACGCTGTACGTGTCGGGGGCGAGGGTCGCGGTCGCTGCATCCATGTCACGGTCCCGTCAGGTCGAGTGCTGCGGACGTGTAGGCGTCACCCGGTTTGATGACCAGGGTGGCGGTGAAGGTCTTGCCCTGGATGCCTGCGAGGTTGTCCGCGATCCGCTCCGTCTCGTCGGCGACCTCGCGGGTCGGGTCGATGGCATTGCCCATCGCCTCGTCGTACTCGGTCGCCTCGTCCTTGCTGACGCCCAGGTAGTCGGCCATCAGGTTGACGGCGTCATTGACCTTCTTCTGCTCCCCCTCTACTTCACCAGTAACGTCGCGGACGGCGTCCATGTTGTCCTTGATGCGGTCGACCGCGTCGGCGCGTTCGCCGTAGACCCGGCGCCCGGCGTCTCGGCCTGTCTCGGTGACGACGTAGTCGGAGTCTTTGACCGCGTCGAGCTTCGCTTTGAGGTTGTCCAGCGGTTCACCGCCCGCCCATAGCGCAGCGGCGTACTCCTCGAACGACACACCGGCCGCTTCGAGGTCGCCCTCCATCTCCGACAGGCTGTCCATGTTCTCGTTAAGCCAGTCGTTGAACGCCGCCAGTTCCTCAGTCTTGGTGGCCTGCTGCAGGCCGTACTCGTACATGCCAGCGATCGCGTCGGCGGTCGACTGGGCCAGGGCCATCAGTTCGTCGGCCTTCTGTTTCGCGTTGGCGAAAGCCAGCCCCGCCAGGCCGATAGCACCCGCAGCGGCGTACCCAACCGGGCCGGTGAGACCGGACACCAGCCCGCCGCCGATCCCGGTGACGATGTCCTGGATGTTGGCGCTGCCGCTGCTGATGGCCTCCCCGATGTTCTGGGTCATCTCGCTGCCAGCCTCGGAGCCCAACTGGCCGAGGTTGCCGGGCAGGCCTTCGAAAGCGCCAGAGGCGTCGCTGCTGGCCCTCTTGAAGTCGCGGCCCATGTTGTCGGCTGCTTTGTCGGCGGCTCGTTCCGCCTGGCGCATGTCGTCGGTGAACCGGTCCTCGAACCGGCCCGACTCCTTGGTGGCGTCCTTCAACTCGTCGGCGACGTCCTCAACGGACTTCTCGACCTGCCGGGTGCTCTTCAGCCAGTCGCGGACGTTCGCCGCCCACTCGACAACAATCGGCCGGCCCTTAGCCACGGGTCGCCCCTTCGTAGGTGTCCATCAGGATGCCCAGCCACATCGAAACCACCTGGGGGGCGACCTCGGCGACCGCCGGGTACACGAACCGGCCGTTCGGGCGGCGCCACGGCAACTGGCGCTGGGTGTGCCGGGTGACCGGGTACCGCTTGCCCTTCTCCGAGGTGCTGGCGTACCGGACCCGGTACTCCCGGTCGGCGCCGAACTCGTACTCGCGGACCAGGTTGCGGATCGGTTCCTTGCCGATCCGGCCGCTGCCGCCGACGACGACACCGGGCCGCTGCCCGTTGCGCAGCCTGGCGGTGTTGGCGATCTTCACGTCCTGCGGGCCCTTGGCGTTGCGGCGGATCGCATGCCGCAGCCACGGGTTGCCCTGGCTGCTGGCGGCCTTGTTGAACTCCTTGCGCAGCTGCTTGTCGGCCCGCCGGTACAGGTCCGCCGCCAGGTTCACCTCGCGCGAGTCGATGGTGAGTGCCATTGCTGGTTACGCCGGGCGGACGCGGGTGGCCGGGGACGTGCCGGTGAGGGTGAGGTCGTGCATGAACGTGCCGGGCCGGGTGAACGGCAGGTCGAACGGGGCGACGTGCGCGTCGAACGTCCACTGCCAGGCGACGGTCCCGTTGTCGTTGAACATCGTGTACACGACGGCGACGTCGGTGCCGTCCTCGACGGCGTCCAGGAGGGCGGTGGTGATGCCGCCGTCGGAGGTGTCACCGGCCACTGTTCCCGACAACACCGCCGGGTTGTAGGACCCGGCGGAGGCGAGGACCCCGTCGGGGCAGGCGGTCAGCATCACGTCGGGGGCGCTGGACCCGCCCGGGTTCCACGTAATCGTCGTGAACTGGCAGTTGAACTCGGTGCCCCCGATGGTGAGGGACACCGACGAGTTGGGCTGCGACACGGTCGGCATGACGTGCTCCTTAGGCGGTGGTCGGTTTGCTGCAGCTGATGATGAGGGCGGGCAGGTCGCCGACGGTGTCGGCGCGGCACTCCGTCGGGGTCCAGCCGGCACCGAGCACGATCTCGACGACGGCCGGTTCGTGGCCGAGTAGGTCGATGACGCCCTGCTGCCCGCCCTGCGCGGCGAGGACGGCGACGTCGGCGTTGATGGTCAACGGGATGGGGCTGCACATGGTCGACTCGTACTGCCAGTCGGTCGGGGTGACCACGCAGGTGACGGCACCGGGGCGGGTGGCCAGGTCCGCGATGCGGGCGGCGTAGCCGGGGGCGAGGGCATCCTTCAGCGCGAGGATCTCGGTCTGCACTGTCATGCGATGCCGCCCATTTTGGCGTTGGTTTCCAGGTCCTCGGTCAGGGCGTCCCAGCGGGGCACGAACATCTGGCCGAAGTCCCCGGCGTCGATCTGCCCGAGCGGCGCGGACCGGGCGACCAGGATTTTGGCGGCGCGGCGCAGGGCAGCCTCCCGCAGGTCCATCGTGTAGGGGACCACCTCGCAGCGGGCCCGCTGCAGGTCCAGGGCAGCAGCCAGGGCTTCGGCGGCCAGCGGCGGTTCGTACCCGGGGTCGAGCTGCATCCACACCAGGAGGTCCTCGACGGTTGGCACTTCGGCCGGTGTGCCCATCGAGGACCTCCTGATTCGCGGGGGGACGGTACGGGTCAGGCTGCGGAGTGGACGAGGATCCCGTCCGGGTACAGGGGCAGCGCGATCACGGCGCCGAGCACACCGATGGAGCGGCCCATCACACCGACCTCTACCTCGGAGAGGGTCTGCGGCGGCTTCTCGGCGTAGGCGGCCGACATGGAGTTGAACTGCATGTCCTCCACGCCCCGGTGGTAGAAGCACTCGACTCCGCCGACGGACACCGACAGGCTCGTGAGCGACGCAGACCCGTCGGCGTTGGACGGCCCGGACACCGACAGGACCCGCCGGCCGTCCGCGTCGACCAGCCCGACGAGCTTCTTGAACGACTCCTGCGTGAGGGCGAGCCGGTCACCGAACGCCCCGGTGGTGTCGCGGATCAGGTGCGCGGCGTCGAGGACGGAGTCCACGAACGTGCCGTAGGAAGTGAAGTCGAGTGCCGACCCGGTCGGCGTGCCCGCGCTGGCGAGCTGCGCGGTCAGGTAGTCGTCGACCTCGCGGCTGTAGGCCAACAGGAGCCGCTGCACCGACACGGCGGAGGCCTCCGGGCTCGACTGCTCGATCAGTTCCAGGGCGAGCCGGACGCCGCCGCTGATCCACTGCGCCGTGAAGGTGTCGCTGGACGTAGTCATCGACTGGCCGGGGATCGCGGTCAACTCGGTGCCACGCGGCCCGACGGACGGCTCCTGGTCGATCTTCGGGACCGTCAACGTGTGCCCGGTGGCGGGGAACCCGAGGCTGCCAAGGCGGGGGGCGAGGTAGCGGTTGCCGTCGAGGTAGCCGCGCAGCAGGCTCGCCCAGACCGGGGGCAGGACCCCGGCATTGCCGCTGGAGATCACGTCGCCGAGGGCGCGGATCTGCTTGTGTTCCACAGCGTCGCGCAGCTGCATGGCGAGTGCCTCCACGGGCTCAATCTGCCGGGTCTGCGTGGGCTGGGCCTGGCGAGCCAGCAGCGTCTCCAGCTGCTCGATCCGCTCGTTGATGGGGGCGAGATCCACCTCAGCGGTCTCGCGGGTCTCGGTGGTCTCGGACATCGGTGCTTCCTCTCGCGTGGTGTGAACCTGGGCGCTCTTGTAGGCGGGGACGGGCGTCAGTGACAGTTCGATGAGGGACGCGCGCGTGTAGGTGAGACCCTGCGCGGTCTCCTTCGTCTCGGTGGGGGTGAACCCGACGGACAGGCCCTTCAGCGACCCGCCGCGCAGCAGCGCCATCGCGTCGCGGCCGCGGGCGGTGTTCTGGATGACGGCGACCACGTCCAGGCCGTCGTCGCTGTTGCGGGCATCGGTGATGTGGCCGACCGGCTCCGACCTGTCGTGCGACCACAGCAGCGGCGCACCGATCACGTCGTCCACGGCGAACGCGCCCGGCGCGAACATCTCCCGGATCCCGGCATAGTCGATGGGCTCGCCGAATGGCACCGCCCGCCCCTCGATGGTGAGGGTGTCCCCGTCGGCGGCCTCCCGGACTGCGATCCGGTCACTGGGCAGGTTGAGCGTCCGCATCGGCGGTTGCCTCCCATTCGCTGTAGTCGAAGATGAACCGCTGACCGGGGGGCAGCATCGCCGACCAGGCGTCAGCGATCTGCGAGGTGAACGCCTCCAGCGCCGAGGACCGGAACGACCGCAGGTTGTCCTGCCGGTTCTGGTAACTGAGGCTGCCGTTGCCGGCCTGCGCCATGCCGACGAGGTCGGGGGGAACCCCGTACAGGGCGCACACGCTCTGCATGTCGAACAGCCGCGAGTCCAGCCAGGTGGCGTCCTTCGGGCTGATGATCTCGGAGCGGTAGCGCAGCCCACCGCCCAGAACCTTGACCCGGCCGAGTTTGGTGGCCTCGACCCACGCCGACTGGTAGCGGCGGGCCGTCTCGGGGGTGAGGTCGTGGTCGGTCTCCAGGATCCCGCCGGAGTAGGTGCCGCCCTGCAGCAGGTTCGCGGCCTGCCGCTCCACCTGCAGGTACCCCTCGATGGACGCCCACGCCTCCCGGATCGGGGTGGACCCCTCCGGGTGCTCCGGGGTGACCAGGTACGGGCAGGCGATCAGGTGCGGGTCCTGCCGGCCGCCGCGCACCGCCTCGATGACGGCGGACCGGTCACGGTTGTTCGTCGGCACCTGCGGGATCGGGTCACCGTCGAGCAGGTAGTCGATGCGGACCACGCCCCTGGCCGACACCACCGCCTGCACGCTGTCCGGGTGCAGCGCGTCGATCGTCCACCGCAGCACCCCATCGCTGTCCAACTCCGGCAGCGCCCGCAGATACCCGGCGCCCCGCGTGGCCATCGACGTGACCACATGCTGCAGCTGGTCGCCGAGGTCCAGGGCACTGCCCCACGCCTTCGGGTCGGAGATCCGGTTCGGCATCACCCCGTGGTTCGTCGTCAACGTCAACTGGTCAATCGTCGACGCGATCAACCGCACCACCGCGTACAGCGCCGGCAGCGACATGGCGTGCTGCGGGCCGGTCCCCGTCTCCGCCCACACGATGTGCCGCTCCATCATCAACTCCAGGTCACGTTCCTGGGCCGGTTGCGGGCGCACAGCATGGACCATCGAAGCCAACTCGCCGAAGGTCACGCTCCGTGCATAGCACATCCGGCGGCACGATGTTGCGCGACGCGCTACCCCAACAGCAGCGGTTCAGCCGAATCACGCATGTGATGCACCGCCCACGCCGCCGCCCGCAACGGCGCCGTGTTGTTCCCCGACTGCACCTGCAACGTCCCGTGCGCGTCCTCGGTCACGTTCACCGACCGCACCTGCAACCCCAACACATCCCCGTTCCACCGCAACTGGTCCGGCACCAGGCGCCGAAACTCACCCAACGACGCCGACGTCTCCCGCCTGCCCCGCAGCTGCGCAGCCCGCGCCCGAGCCTCCGGATGCCCCGCCAACGACGCACCCACCAGCACCGGGCAGTCCACCGGCACCGACTCCCACGCCTCCTCCATCGACCCGTACTCCGCCACCGTCACACACCTGGTGTCCCCATCACGCCACCCCAACGCCACCACACCGCCACGCCCACCACGCGGCTCCTCCAACGCCGCCACCACCGGCCGCTCCGGCGCCACCAACCCACGATCCCGACACGAATCGAACACCTGTACAGGCAGCCACGGCGACGCCGACGCCGCCATCGACGTGCACAAGTACTCCGGGCGGAATCCGTCCTCCGCAGTCGTCTGCACCCGCTCCCGCAACACCTTCAACCGGCCCGGCGTCCACACCGGCGACGCCAACCGCCACGTCTCCTCGCTCATCCAATCGTCCTCCGGCGCAGCCGACCACTCCATCAGACAGATCGAATCGCTACCCGCCAACGCCGCCGACCG